AGTTGAAGACGTACATGGTGCGGCTCAGTACTTGATGAAGAAGGGGTACGCCAGATTCCGCGGCCGCCCTTCGACGCCTTGCAACTGCACGGCAACGCCAGTTAGCGCCGGCTGAAGGTTCGACACGCGAGCGTCTGTAGCAATCGTGTGCGCGTGGTTGCCGGCAGGACCCGTCGTGCCTCCAGTGGGCGCGTAAACGGTGGTGGCACCAGAAAACGCTCCTGCTCCAGACCCGACCCAGCCCGTGAAGGAATGCGAGTGGTCTCCCGACGCGCTGGTAGTGCCCGCATGCGAGTGACCTGGGTCTCCGTGGTTGTGGCCCGGATCGGCGATACCGTGCGCGTGCGGCGCGTTGTCGTGATCCTGGAATGTGCCGACAGCGCGGGCCGGGTCCAATCCGCGCGATTCATCCAAGCCACGCATGAACAAGCCGCGCATGTCTGGCAAACGGAACGTCGTCGATCCGTCGCCCACAGAGAACCGCCCCGAGCTGTTGGCCGTCCATGTCGCCTCCGAAACGAGGCCCTGCGCCGAGGCGTAGGCGAACAGCGCGGCGTAGGTCGTGCGCGACACGAGCGCGCCATTGGCCTTGATCCAGCCGGGCGCCGTTGTGCCGCCCGCAAAGGGCGCGATCATGCCGACCGGCATCCCAGCGCCGTCGCGCAATTGAGCCGCGAAGCTGCATAGATACCGGATCGCGTCATCGAGGGTGGACGGCAAATCCGAGCCGTCGGGCCCGTTCAACGCCGGGTTGACGTTGCACGCGGCAAGGGTGGTGGTAACGGCCATGTATATGTGCCCCTAAAATGAAAAAACCCGCCGAAGCGGGTTAGGAGAGCCGATTGAAGTTCGACCCGATACTTTTGGGATGGCTGGGCGCCCTGTGCGTCCTGGTCTTGATCCAGCACCTACGGGGCCGAAAGTAGGCCTCCGCCCACCGCGGCAGCCGGTAGCAGCAAGGGGCTGACCGGATTGCTCGGCGGCGGCGTGCGCAGCAGGCCCGGCGTCACGTTCTGCGCCGCGCGCTGGCTGATGCTGATGTTCAGATTGCGCAGCGGGTCAGCGATGGCGGCCTGGCCGAACGGGAGGCGTCCCGCCAGACTTCCCGCCATGTCCATGCCGCGCCCCAATAGCAGCGCGCCACTGTTGCTGTTGTTGACGGCGGATCCGATCGGCTGAACCTGCATCAGGCTCGCCACGCGGGCCGCAGAGCGCAGCTGTGTGACTTCGTCGGGCGAAAAGAACAGCCGCAGCTTTTCCTCGCCAATCTTGTTGATTGCCGCGTTCAGCTGCGATTGCGACACCTTGCCCACCTCGTCGGAAGCACCACCCATGGCCTGCTTCTTGATGTGGTTGGCCAGCGCTTCGCGGATCGTCGCGATGCCCTGCGGGCCCACTTCGCGCACCACTGCGCGGGCATCGTTGAGCGTGCCATCCAGCACGAAGGATTTAGCGATCTTCTCGGGGTCGGCGGTCCGAGCGTCAGCCAACGCGGAGCGCACCAGCGGGCTTGAGTCCTCGTAGGCGTAGGCGGCTCGCGTGGCACCGCGGGCGCGATTCACCAGATCGACCGCAGCTCCAGGCGCGGCGTCCGCAGCGCGCATGCTCTGCGCCGTTGCCGCGGTGATCGGCAAGCCGCCGCTGTCCAGGTGCGCGCCCGCCTTGATGGGCATCAGATCGGCCTGCTCGAGCGTGCGCCGCGCCAGGCCAGCCGCGTAAGCCTGGGCAGGGTCCGTGCTGGCGCTTTCGCGCGAGAGGCGCGAAATGATGTTCCGATAGGCCATCGGCGTGAACTCGCGCTGCCCGGTCAGGTATGCCTCCATGAGTGCGCTCGTTCCCTTGGGCAGGTCGCCCAGAACATCCTCGGCGTCGAGTGCGCGCGTGACCGCTTGCAACCCGTTCGGCTGGATCGGTGCCCGATAGCCCGGCGAGGCTTTCGCAGCGTCCCATGCGGCCTGCTCTGCCTGCCGCAGCGTCGTCTGCCGTCCGGTAATCGCATCCGTGACGGTGCGGCCTGCAGCGAGCGGTTCAACTCCGCTACGGGCGCCCAGGTCGTTGAGCCGCCCGATCAGCACCTGGTTGTTTTGGTTCTGCATCGCCGGCAGGCCGTGCAGCTCGCCGTCGGCGGTGTTGGCCGCCATCTTCGCTAGGTTCTGCTCGCGCGTGATCTGCACGGGGTTCTGCGAAATCATGCCGCGCGTCGGCTGCGCGCCCACCGCGCGGAAGTCAGCCAGTCGGGACACCGCAGCCGGATCGACTTCGCGGCCAGAGCGCAAGGCGTCGGACATTTCGGCGCGCAGCGAGCGGCGCACCGCCTCGGGCAACTGGCTGTAGTCGGTGCCGCCGCGCTGCAGGATGGCTGACAACTGCACGTCGATCTGCTCGGGCGTCATGGTTGTGGTCGCACGGCGCGCGGCGCCGATCAACGGCTGTACAGCGCTCGGAACCAGGCCGCCAGCGATGCCGCCCACCAGTGCGGCGCCGGCTTGCTGCATGGGTCCGCCGCCTGCTTCGCGCGATGCACCACCGGCCAGGCCCGCGCCTGCGGCGGAGGTCAGCTGTGCGGGGATGTTCGACGACAGGCCGCGCAGCAGGTTTTGGCCACCGGACAGCAGCGCCGGGGCCTGACCTGCGAGAAATTCGGTACCGGCGCGAACGCCATTTTGCGCAGCACCAGCCATGCCACCAGCACCGGCCACCAAGCGCGTCGCGTCGCCGATCACCCGCTCGCCCGGAGTTTCCGGTTTCGGCAGGCCGAACGTGTCGGCCAGCTTCGAGGCTTGCACGCTCAGCGGGGTGGACTTTGGCAAGCCGTCCTTGCGCTCGGGCAGCAGCTTGTCGGTGAGGTAGCGCACGGGTTCGGTGACGATCTGCGCCGCCTGCGCCGGCCCCTCCATCGCATAACGCGCGGTCAGGCCGAGCACGCGCGGCGCCCCGTCCATCATCCGATTGAGGATGTTGCCGCCAGCGAAAGCGGCCGATGGCGGCGCAGGGGCCGGCGCGGTGCCCGCGGCCAGTTGCCCCTGCAGCATTTGGAACGCCTGTTCCTGCGTGGCGCCCTCCGGCGCGCCCACCTCGTAGGTCTTGCCATCGGGGCCGGAGAATTCGTAGGTAGGCATCACTTCACCTTCACGGTCCAACCCGGGGGCAGCCCGCCAGGCGTGGGGGTTGGGCTCGGCGCTGCAGATCCGGCGCCGTTCAGCGCGGCGTACTTTTCCTGCAACTCAATGACCGTCTTCAGCGCCGCCTTGCGGGCCTCCACCGGCAGCGTGCGGTCGCCGACACGGCCGGCCATGGTCGTGTAGTTCAGCACGTCGACGTTGGACTGCGGCCCTTCCATGCGCGGCACGTTGGACACCATCCAGCCGGACAACGCCTCGAGTTGCTGCGCGACGGTGCTGCCGCGAGTCGGCTGCCCCACGAAGTTAGCAGCGCTGTCCACGAGCGCGCCGACGCCGCTGGCGGTCGGGTTCTTGTCGAGCAGGGACGAAGCGAGCGCAGAAATCTCCTTGATCTGCGCACCGCGCTTGTTTGCATCGGCCCGGCCGGTATCGCGGGTCACATCTGCCTTCGCGGTATCGACCAAGCGGGCCTCATTGGCCTTGTTCTGCGCCTGCTGGGCCGGCGAGAGCTCGACAACGTTGCCAGCCGTGACCATGGGGGTGGTCGGTGGCACGCCTGCACCGGGGCCGATGAGCGGCTTGCCGCTGGCGGCGATCTGGCTTTCCAGGCGCTGCAGGTAAGAGGTTGCCTGCGCGCGGTCGCCCGGATCACGAATTGCCCCCGGCGTCGCCAGCATCTCGCGCACCTGCGCAGCCTCGCGCGCTGGATCGACCTGCACCTGGGCGATTTCGGCGGCCATGCCGCGCTCGGCGGCGTTGGTTGGGCCTGTTGCACCAGTCATGCCCGGCACGGCACCAAGGGGGCGACCTGGCAGCACAGGCGGCGCGCTCGGCTGCAGCACCTCGGAGCGTGGCCGAACGATCATCTGCCCGTCTGGAGAAAGCACCCGTTCAGGCTGGTAATCGGCGGCCGAGCGGTTGCTGGCGCCTTGGTAGGCGCCGAAGGTGCCCACTGCGCCACGAGGGGCCGACACCACCGGTTGCCCGTCGGGCCCGATCTGCACCTGGGTGGCTTGGCCGTTGCTGGAAATGTTGAGCTGCGGCAGGTAGCCGGGCTGCACCTTGTTCTTGTCGTAGCTGTAGCCGTTCGTCACCTGCATGTCGGGCCGACCAGCCTTAAACAGCATGTCGGCGATGCCCTTGCCGCCGTTGCTGAAGTAGTCGGCCACCAGCGCGTCGACCGGGATATTGAACTGTTTCGACCACTCTGCAAACTTGCCTTGTGCGGGCGGCGGTGCGTCGGGAGGTGCGCCTGCGGCAGCCTTCAAGGCTGCACCGGCTGCTGTGGGCGTGCCCACGGCAGAGGGTCCACCAGCAGCGGGCGCACCGCCTGCCGCACCGCCGCCGAGGTAGTAGGAGTCCTGCCGCTGCTGGCGCTCCAGTTGCGCGCGCCGCGCGGCGTCCTGCGAGGTGTTCTCCGCAATCTGCGACTCGAGCAGCTTATTGCGCAGGCGCCCGTCTTTGGCTGCTTGGGCCTGGCCCACGCCTGCGGCAATGCGCTGGCCGAAGCTCATGGGCGTAGTGGTGGGCCCACCAGCCGCGAGCAGGCCGAGGCCCAACTGTGCGTCGTCGGTGGACAGGAAGTCGAGGAGTCCGGCCATGCTGTGCTCCTTAGAAGGTGCCACCAGGGCCGGCGCTCGCGGCACCGCCTGGCGCACCAGAGCTGGGCCCCTCGCCTTCGCCCGGCGCGCCGCCCAACAGTCCGCCCGATGTCCACATGTAGGCCAGCGGGTTGGTATTCGGATGCTTGTACAGCGCGCCGCGCCCGTACTTGTCGTTCGGATCGAGCCCGCCCATGGCGAAGTACTCGCTCATGTCGCGGTATTCCTTCGTGCCTGGCTTCACGTCCATGCCGTAGCGGAACGAGCCGTAGCCACCACCGCCGAGCAGGCCGGTGGGCGTCTGGCCGGTCATGTTCATGCCGCTCAACACGTCGGCCTGTTGCATGAAGTCGGCGAGCTTCGGCTCTTCTTTGATCGGCGCCGCCTGCGCGGCCGCTTCGCGCACCGAGCGCTGACCGAGGCCGCTGCCCGCGCCCCCGAGCGTGTTCCAATCCCACGCTTTGGGCCGAGCTAGCGGGTTCGCTGGATCGAAGCCGACCGGCTGCTCTTGCATCTGGCCGAGCAGTCCGGGGATGAGGTCGCGCATGTAGTCGCTCTGTGCGTACGAGTTGTCGTAGGCTGCGGTCTGGCGCGGGCTGAACGGGGCAGCAGTGTAGTTGTTCTGCAGCTGCTGGCCCTGCAGTAGGTTCTGCATCAGCCAGGGTTGTGCGGGCGCCCACGGCTCCTTGTTTTGCGACTGCGATGCACCACCCCCGCCGCTGTCACTGCTCATAGCTCCGCCAATGAGGCCGGCGCCGGCCACGACAACGTTGCCCCAGCTCATGGCTGCACCTCAGTTTTGGTTGTTGGCATGTTGGCCTCCAGTTGCTGTTGCTGTTGCTGAGTGAATTCGATGTATTCGGCTGGCGTCTGCGCGACAAAGTGCGCTTCGATCTTTGCCAGGTCGCGCTCGTCGGTGTTGTGCATGCACGTCCATACGGCATCTTCGAGCACCACCGCCACGCGGCGCGAACCTGGCGGTGCGACGATGTGAAAGCCAGCCGAGACTTCGCGCACCGTGCCGTCTTCCATGTAAAGCGCCATGCGCCCTTTCGAGAGAATCGAAAGGTTTTCGAATTTGTGCACCTTGCTGGTGACGATGGCACCAGCGGGCACGCGCATCTCGCGCGCGTAGATGCCAGGTGCGAAATGATGGAAGATTTCCCACTGCACGCCACCGGGACCGATGGCGCGCATGGCCGTCTCCAACGCATCGATCTTGGCGTTTCGGTCTGGGCCGCCAAGTGCAAGGTTCGGCGCGCCGGGCACGCTGTAGAGCGACGAATTCAAGAGGTGCCCCACCAGTTGTTGCTGCCGCCGAAGTCGTCGAATGCCTGCTGGTTCGGCTGGCTGATGGGTGTGCTGCCGCCGTTGTTTCGGCTGTTCCACCAGGAGCTGCCGAGTTGCGCGCCACCGAGAGCACCAGTGAGCGGGCTGCTCTGCGCCGTCTGCGTGTTGGTGGTGGTGCCAAACCCATTCGCTACGCCATTGGCGACGTTCGTGAACTGCTGCCAGTAGTTCAGCGGCGCGTTCTGCTGGGTCGTCGAGTTGTTGATGTCTTGCTGGTTGTAGCCCCCCAGTGTGCCCAGCAGACCGATGCCAGCCTGCAGGTTGCCCATGCTCTGCGCATAGGCATCGTTGTTCAGCGAGCGGCCAAAGCCGAGATTGAACTGCTGGTTGCTGGCGTCCTGCTGCTGCTGCCAGCGGTACATGTCCTGCTGCTGCGTGTAGTCGTTGAAGCGCAGCTTAGACGCCGCATCCCCAACGCTGCGCGACAGCTGATCCTGGGCATTGCGGTCAAGTTGATCGAGAGCCGAGTTCCCGAAGCTGCCGGACTTCACCATGGCGGCATTCATCGCCGGCCGCGCCGTGAGATTCCACTGATTCGTGAGATCGCCAGTCACCTGGTCGACGATCCCCTCGAGCTGGGGATTCGCCTTGTTCAAGTACGGGTTCGTGGCCGCGGTGCCTAGCCCGAGGTTGTAAGGGTCTGCCATGTCAGGCTCCTTTGCTTTCTGGAAGATGCAGGGGCGGCAACATCGCGATGAGTTGCTGTTTGTTGGGTTCGGGAATCGCACCGGCTTTCACGAGCGCGAGCACCTCGTAGCACTTGGCATAGACCGCATCCATCCAGTTCCCGAAGGCAACGCCCTCTGCATGGAACGGGCTCGCGGGCAATGCGGCACGCAGGGCTGCGGTAACGATGCTGTCGTAACCCTTGGCACGTGCTGCGTTGTTGAGGTGGGCATCGACCTCGACCAAGAGCGCCGCGGCGCGTTGCTCCAAGGTAGGGCCCGGGGGAGCCGGAGGCTCCGGCGGAATGGGTTCAATCGACCACTGCCCTTTGCGCGCGAAGCACCGGAACACGGCAGAGTCGAACACGGGCGGTTCCGCCTCCAGGCAGTTTCCCGGGATCAGGTATCGATCGGGTTCCAGCGGCGAGATGTCGCCTTCGTCAAGATCGATGGGGCCGGTGTATTCGTGGCTCTCGGGATCGAAGGCGTAGACGATTTTCATGATGCTCAGTACTTGATGATCGGCAGGTGCGCCACGTTGCGAGGCCGCGTTTCCGCGCCCCTCGTGCCCGAGGACGCCGTGGCGGTGCTGCCGGTGCCGTTGTTGTTGGCCGATCCTGAAAGCACCATGCCGATGCTTGCCCCGGCGCTGCCCCAAGGAAGTCCATTCGTATGCGAGTGGTCTTCGAACATCTGACCTTGCGCGCTGCCGTTGACCCGTCCGGAATCGATGCCTCGACCGTCATCCCACCCACGAATGAATTCAGCCCGGCCCTCGGGCAGGTTGAAGGTTGTAGAGCCGTCGCCTACGCCGTAAGTCGTTCCGATTGCGGTGAAGAGCGCGGCATAGGTGGTGCGTGATACCGCGGCGCCGTTTCTTTTCAGCCAGCCAGCGGGCGGCGCACTGCCGGCGTAAAACGCCACCGTGCCAGGGGGGGCAGCTTGGGTGATCAACGTCGCCAGGGTTGCAAGCTGGGTCGCGGTGGAGGCGTCCGTATCGACACCTTGATTGACGACCTGCGCAACCTTGCGGGCCCAGTCGATGACGGTGGCTGGTGCACCGTTCAGGCGGGGTTCCGCATCGAGTTTCATCGCCCGGTTCCTTCCAGGTACTTCGCTCGAAATGCCGTCTCGCGATGGTCGCCGGTCATGTCCACGCGCACGCGATGGAACCGCCCGCTTTGCAGCAGATCGAATTTGCCCTCATTCAGGGCACAGTTCGGACCGATGGTGAGGTCTTCGCCCTCATTCATTGCCCACGATGCGGTCGCTTGTGCGGTTGCCGGCATGCGCGTGAAGCGCACACGGAATTCGTCCAGCGTGCTCACAGCCTCGTCGTCGCCAAGATCCCCTGTCGTGAAACTGGATGCCCCGGCTACTCCGGTGTTCGACACCAGCTGATTGGATGCATCGAAGTAGGCGTAAAGGCGCCCGCCTGACAGCCAGTATTGGGAATCGAAGGGAATCGCCGGGAGGCCGTCGATCGTCGATGAATAGGCGTCGAGGCCGTCGATGGTCACTCCTGGCGCGGTGAAGTTGAGCGCCGCCTGCAGCACGCGATCAGCAGCACCCCAGCGCTTCGTCGCGATGTGGATTGCCAAGGTCCGGTCGCAGGTGCCGACCGAAGTTGCAGAGGGGTAGGACACCCAGACCAAGTTGCGCTGACGGTCATAGGTGCACTTCGTGCGGTAACGGAAGGTCTGGCTCGAGTTGCGCCGGAACCAGTCGCGCAGCACGCCCTCGCCGAGCGGCGTGGGCCGGTTGCTGCCGTCGAACAGCCAAAAATCATCCTCGCTGACGATGAAGTGCTGACCTCCCACATCGCAAACCGCTTCTTGCCCCACCGCGCCGCACTCGCTCCCGGGGATGAGCGTCCATTGCCACGAGCCGTTTGCAGCCCCCACGAAGGAGCCCAGGAACACGCCACGCGACTTGTAGGCCACCACATAGTCGCCCAGCGGCAATGCAGCCTGAATGGCGCCCTCTCGCGCCACCAGGCGGCCGGTGGTCGCACCGGTGGCAACGTTCGGCACCCAGTCGGTCTGGTTGTTCTGCCCGCAGCACCACCACCTATCAGGCGACACGCCATAAGTGCCCTCGTTCGTGTTGAACGCGATCACGAAGTTGTTGGAGGCACTGACGATGATCTTTGCCTTGGGCGCGGTCGGCACATCGGCGAAGGCGCCGGCGGCCGACTGCTGCATCGGGTCGACCAGGTTCGAAGCCATCGCGGTGTCACCGAACTGGCAGAAGCTCCAGCGGGATTCGGTGGAGCCGGTGTAGTTGCCTACCTTGCTGCGGTCGGTCCAGACGGTGCTGGTGAGCTCGTAGAGCTTGGTCTGCGTGCCGGCGAACAGGCGGCGGGTGCCGTCCAGCTTGGTGGCCACCACGGCGCCACGGCACTCGGCGGCCAACGCCGCAGCTTGCACCGCCACCGGCGAAGGCGCCGCGAGAAAGCCGGATTCGAACGGGATGATGTTCGAACATTCCAGCAGCACGCCCGGCGTGGTGGGGTCAGCGTCGGGCATGAAGCCCAGGATCGGAATCATGACCGGCGCATCCTCAAGCGCGAGCCGCTGACCATGGCGGCGTCATCGACGCCTTGCAGCTCGGCCACAGCCTTGTCGAAGAGCGTGCCCCACTCGCCCGCCTTCGCCGAGTTCTTGATGAACATGGCGCCTTCGACGAGGGCCGCGTACAGGTAGACACTCGGCGCCTCGGTGAGCAGCCACGTGGAGCTCGCGGCTTGCAGATAGGGTGGCCGCTGGTAGTACTTGACCGTCAGCGCGAGATTCGCGGTCGGCGTCTGCCCATAGATGAGCCGGCGTCCTTCGATGGAGTACTTCGAGGCATCGCCCGCCGGCGGCAGATCGTCGAGCGCGTCGGGCGCCATGTACTCAATCAGCGGCTCGGCATCGGTGCGAATGCGCTTGAACGCCAGGAAATCATCGGGCAAAGCGACCCAGTTCTGGCCCGCGACGATCGTCAGCGTGGTGGGCGGGGACACCATGCCGCTGATTCGCAGCTTGCGTCCGATGCGTTCCTCGCCCAGGCGGATGAAGTCTGGGATACGGTCGATCACCAGCGAGTCGCCGCGTGCGAGCCAGGCCTGCACGCTCGTGCGAAGGGCGGCGTAGTTGTCGAGGGCCATTTCAGCGCTTCAGGTAGGGCGTGTAGCCCACGAACTGCGGGTGGTCCGCGAAGAAGGCGCGGATGGCAGCGCGGCGCTCTTCTGTGTTCTTGATGACGCAGATCTTTGCGTAGAAGGCGGCCGGAATGTGCCCGACGAACTTGCCCTCGCCCCAGCGCTGTCCGTCCTGGGCTTCGCGCATCTGGCGCGCGCGCTCGAGGTGCGGCTCGGCGTCGAAAGTCTTTTGCGTGATGAGGGTGTCGCCCTCGAAGTGGAATTGCGTGCGAATGCCCGTGTGCGGGTTCACGCCTTCGTCGACCGTCACGTTTTCGGAATAACCAGTGGTCATGGCGTGCTCTCCAATGAAAAAGGGCCCTCCGAAGAGGGCCCTTGTTGGCGAAGTGATGACGCGATCGGCTTAGCCGCCCGAGAGGTCCGCAATCTTGAATTGCGTGTTCTCGGAGGTCAGCCGCACAGTGGCGTCGACCAGAACCTGTTCCTTCACCGAGTCGCCGGAGCGGCCGAGAGGTTCGGACTGGAAGGGGCGCAGGTAGACGATGTCGCCGTATTCGGAATTGAGGCCGAAAACGTTGGTGCTGCCCGCCATGATGTAGTGCGGCACGATTTCCAGCTCGCCGAAGTCCGACACATAGATGTCGGCACCCGCCACGATCCGGGCTTGCTTCTTCCGCTCCACCTCGACGCGGTTCAGCGCAATACCGGTGAACGTCGAGAACACCGTCTTGTGGTTCGGGCCCATGTACACCTGGGGCGGCGGCTTGCCGCTGGAGGTGTAGGTCGATTGCACCGCGTCCTTCAGGATGGCCTCGGTCAGCGCACGGGGCGTGCCGGCCGTGGGAGCCACCGTCGGGGCGCCGGAGGTGTGGGCGACCGTCGAACCGCCGGCGCCGTGCTTGGCGTTGGTGTAGATCAGCACGCCCAGGGCGCCCGACTTCGCCGCGGCGGCGCCAGAACCGGCCACTGCCGGGTTGGCCGACACAACCATGGCTTCCATGTCGCGCTGCAGTTCCTTGTACGCCTTGGCCTTGTAGTAGGCCATTGCGGACTTCATGCCGGCTTTCTTGACCTTCTCGGCGCGGCCCGAAACCGCAATGGTGTCCTGGAAGATCTGGCAATAGTTGCCCACGCGCACCGGAGGCGTTTTGGCGCTTGCCGTGGCGTCGTCGCCGTCGATTGCTGCGTTGTCCTTGTTCGGGGTGCGCAGAGCGTCACGTTGCCATTCGTGGTACGTGTTTTCCGCGGTGGCCCGGCCGAAAGACGAGATGACCGGAGTTTCCTCTGGGTTGGTCATCGTGATCTTGTCGATCAGGTCCTCGCGGACGTTGGTGCCGGCGTCGTACCGGTCGTAGAGGTTGGTCGGTTGAGCCATTTGGCGTCCTTTCAGGCCCTCGCGGGCTTAGAAAATTCAGTGGGAGGCGATCCAGGCAGCCAGGTCTTTCGTACCTGCCTTTCCGGACCGGAATTTCTGGTCGAGGCGCTTGTTCGCCTGTTCCTTCTGCGGCACGTTCTGGCGCGGAGCCGGCAGCTTCGGGGCGCTCTTCACGTCCTTTTTGACTGCCGCGGTCTTTGCCTTCAGTTCACGGTATGCCAGGGCATCGCGCATGATCAGAACCACCTTTGGATCGGTGACGTTCGCGAAACGCGACTGTTCAACGCCGTAGTTCTTGGCGACACCCTCGAAGATGCCTTGCAGCTTGGGCTTGTCTATGCCCTCCTGCCCCAGCACGCCCCACGCTTTGTGGAACTCGGCTTGCTGAGCCTGCAGGGTCTGCTGGTGAAGCTGTTGCTGCTCGTGGGACATGCCCTGTTCGATCTGCGACAGCACACCCTTGATGGCTTCCGCGCGCGCACGCTCTTGGACCCAGGCACCCTGGTCGGTTTGGGCGAGCTGCGCCATTTCCGCGTCTGACTTCAGGCCCGCGAGCATTCGGATGGCGGCATGTGCCTTCTGCGCCTCCTGCATGTAGTGGTTCCGGCCCTCTTCCAGGCGGCGACTCACCAGTTCATGCGCTTCGCGTTCCCGGTTGCCGAGCTCCTGCGTCTTGCGGGTGTAGTCCGCGTGCCGCTGATACCCGGCGATCAGTTCTTTTTCGTCCACCTCGACCGTGGTGTCCGACCCGTCTTCACCCTTGACCGGGACTTTGAATTTCTGGCTTGTCTGCTTTGGGGTGGCGTCGGCCGCGTCGGGGTCATCCGCATCGGGATCCACGTCGGGGTCGTCGCTATCAGGGCCAGCACCGTCGGCATCGTTGCCGTCCGGGTTTTGATCGACATCGGAGTTGTCCGGCTGATTGCCGGGCTCGTCGTCGTTGGGCAGATCGTCCCCTGCTTGGTCGGCCTCGGGGTTATCGACCAGGAACGCTGCCACGTCATCCATTGACACCGGGGCCATGTCGGCTTGTCCAGTCATGTGATGTTTCTTTCAAATCAAGACCACCCCCACGAGACACCAGGGGACAGACGAGGGACGCATCGCTGCGGAGCCCGGAATAGGCTGGTGTGGCCTACAAAACCTTGCGGATAGCCCGCTTCACGCCCGATTCGCTGCGGGCGGCGTCGATATCAATTCGGGCATTGGCCAGCTTGCCGGCCTCCAGCATGCCGCGCAGCGTCTCGGCGACCTTGTCGGTAAGGCGCGCGGCCTGGGCGAGCAGCAGAAGCCCTTCGCGGTCACGAATGGGACATGCCTTCATCTGCGCCATGGCGTCTTCGCTCATGAGCCGCAGCGCCTCGTTGAAGGCGGGGTTTTCGAGGACGAGCTGGGCTTGCTGAGCGAAGTCGGAAAGGATCTGGTTTTCGCTGCGGCTCATTGCTGTACCTCTGCGGCGATTTCGCCGGTGGCGGCCGCGGTGGCCGCGTTATCGATCTTGGCCTTGCTGCCGATGTTGGCGGCTTCGATCTTGGTGGCCGCGTCGAGCTCGGCCTTCCAGCGGGCCTGCGCTTGCTCCTGCTCGAAAGTCCACTGCCTGAATGCCATTTCGCGCTGGTGGCGCTGGTCTTCGTACTGCGCCTTCAGCTGTTCGAGCTCCGCCTCTTGGCGCACCTTCAGCGCGTGCTGCTCGGCCTCGGCGCGCTGGCGGTTGTTATCGACCTCGGCCTGCATCTGCATCCGCATGCGCTCCAACTCGGCCTGTTGAGCGAGCGCGGCCTGCTTGCCCTGGGCGTCGGCCTGCAGCTTCACCATCTCGATCTGTTGCTGGCTCTGTGCCTTGATCTGGGCCACCTGCAGCGCCGGATCCGGCCCTTGGGGCGGCTTCTTCGGCAGAGGCGCCTCGCCCGGGTCGGTCAGGAAGTCGCCCACGTTCTTGAAGCCGCCCAAGGCGATCATCTTGGCTTGGGTGGTGAACATCTGCTGCGGCGTCACCATCATTTCACCCATCGGCGATGGCGCGAGGGCCATCTGGGTCTGCCAGATGTTGCCCAGCACCGCCAACTGCTTGTCCTTATCACCGGTGCCCAGGCCGACATTGGTCGTCATGTCGTAGCCGTCGGTCCACTCGTTGGGGTCCAGCTGCACGAACTCGCCACGCAGGCGGAAGGACAGAGGCTGCATGTCGCCGGAGGTCAGCAGGCGAAGCGTGCCCTTGAATATCGGCATCACGACGGTTTCGGCCAAGATGCGCGCGATCAGCTTGATGCGGGCCTTGGCGGCGTTGGCCGTCAGCATGACTTCAGCCGCAGTGCGATCGGGCCGCAGTGCGTTGGGGTCGAGGCCCTGCTGCTGCTTGGAGACGCCCGTGCGCTTCTCGCCCATCTGATCGACGTACTCGAGCAGCGGGAACATCTGGTTGCCCACGAAGGCGGTATCTTCCATCTTCAGCGCATCCAGGCGCTTGACTCGGATGGTGCCGCCCGGCCGGCCATCGAGCAGGTCATCGACATCTGCCTGCGGTGCGCCATTGTTGTCCACCAGTAGCAGCTTGCGCGGGTTGTTGGAGGCGTAGGCGTTGTTCACGACGCCGCGCGTCAGCTCGGTCTTGAGCATCTGCAGGTCGCTCATGATTTCGGCGACGCTCATGCCGTCCCAGCGGTGCTGCACGAGGATTGGCGAGCCGGTGGCAATGGGCACCTCGTCGCATTCCTCGTTGCTGAGAATCTTGTCGTCGAGACGGTAGATCTCGCGGCGCTCGGCAATGCCGTCGCCGTCGAAGTCGACCAGCACCCATTCGATACGCAGGTAGCCGCGCGTCAAGCTCTCGTCGTCGACTTCGATCTGGTTGGTCGGGTCGTTGATTTCGTTGGTCAGGCCGCGGCGGCTGCGGCGCTGTTCGATGGATTCGCCGACACCAGGCTGCACACTCGCGGCCAGGTCTTCGGCCTCCACGTCGTCGAAGCCCATCTGCTTGAGGTCCGACAGCGTCACTTCGATGTTGCGCGCCACATAGGGGCAATCGGCCAGCATCGGGCTGGTCCAGTCGCGCTGGATCAGGAGGTTGTCGGGCTCGAAAGCCTCTATTTTGATCACCGTCTTTTCGGTCGGCTCCGAGATGAGCGCATTGATCAGCGTCTGCATGATCGGCTGGCCCAATTCGTCGAGCACCGGTTGCCCCGACGTCGGGTCGATCAGAGGCTGCGGTGGAAGCTCTTCGGCCGCGACGATCTTGCCCTTGGTCTCATCGAGCTTCAGCGTCAGCATTTCCGGGCTGATCCCGTTCAGGCGCTCTTTGCGGTTGGTGCGCAACGTTTCCTTGCGCCAGTGCACCGCGCAGTTCTTGAACATCAGGGCGTCCTTGAACGCCGTGTAGAGGGTCAGGAACCCGTTGTTTTGCTTGTAGAAGACGTAGTTGCAGGCGTCGGTGGCCTGGTCGGCGCCCTTGGCGTCTGCAGCCTGTGTGGGCTCGAAAACGACCGCATCATCGCTGCTCACGAACATGTCGAGCAGGTCGGGCAGGATCCACTCGACGGTGTCCTGCACCTCGGACGTGACGATGGATGACCAACCCTCTTCCTCGTTGCCGTAGGGCTGGCGGTAGTACTCCTTTGCCGCCGCGCGCCGTTCCTGCGCGAGCGTGCCCCACACGAAGTGGGCGGAGTTTTCCTCCAGCTCCTGGAGCATGCCCAGGAGAGTGTCGTCATCCATCTTTGCCACGGCTTAGCGCTTCTTCGAGCTGGTGGGTGCCGGCGCGATCGCACCCTTGGTCTCGCGCGCCACCTGAGTGACGGCTGCGGCCTTCTGCTCGTCGGTGGCTTCGATGTTGCCCTTGGGCTCGATCTGACTGGCGATGGTGGCCAGCTCTTCAGCGGTGGGCTCCGCCGAAGCGACGGGCGCGCCGCCTTCGAGCATGTCAGCGGTCATCACGCCCGTCTCGCCGGCCAGCTCGGGCTTGTCGCTGGCCGTGGTCGGGTTGGGGGTGTGCGGGTCCTTGCCGCTGATGACGTCGGAGGTCAGCTGCTCTTCGGCACGCTCGCGCAGGGCGTCGAGGTCAGCACCAGGTGCGACCGGGGCCGGCACCTCGCCCGATTGCTTCATGCCCTGGGGCACAACCATGGGCGTGGAGCGGCGCTTTTCCTCGGCCTGCTCTTCCAGTGGCGATTCGTTGGGAAACGGCGGCACACCGACGCGCTGCGAGCCGTCGGCATAGGTGTGAACCTCGGCCTTCGTCACGCTTTCAGCCTCCTTGTCCGCGTCGAACTTGCGGCTCGCGGCCAACACGGCCTCGAGGTCTTTCTGAGTTTTTGCTGCAGTCATGGTCTTCCTTTCTCGCTGGTCAGGCCAGCATGCGATTGCGGTAATGGATTTGCTTCGACGGCATCGGTTTGGTGGTTGCGTGCCGTTTCATCATGGCGGCGTAGCGCGTGGCGCTCATCAGGTCGTCTGCGAGCTTCACGATCTTTCCGTCCTTCCGGTGGTACATCCGGAACTCCTCAAACCAGTCATTCAGGTGATCGAAGACCTTGAGCCGCCCGGTTTGCATCCGGTCGAGCAGGTCGAGCACCCCGGCTTCGACGCCGTTCCCGCCTGTGCCCTCCTCCTCGCCGTCGGCTGGCGGGTGGGTGGCCTTGTCGGCGAGCATGTTCAATCCTTGCGTCGCGTACTGGTCGCGCAGCGCCTGCCCAGAGCCCTTGTCGTGCTGCAGTCCGTCATGCGGCCAAGACCATGGCAACCAGGCGCCCCAGGGCTTCAGCGTGGCCGCGAACAACAGCGGCGTCTGCTCCTTCTGACGGTGGCATGCAATGACGTACAGAATGTCCGTGTCGCGATCCCAGGCCAAGCGCACCGCGGCGCTCGGGTGGTCCCAACCGAAATCGATGCCGGCGATCTGCACCCAGTGGGCTGGAATCTCGAAGGCCGGCACCTTGATCGTCGCTTCATCGATCGGATAGATGCGGCCGCTGCCCAGCGTCGGCACCCCGTTCACGCGGGCCTCGCGCTCGTGCGCCGGGTAGCTGGCAATGATGGCCTCCCGCTGCTCGGGCGTGTAGTGCTCGGCGTCGTGAATGGTCATCGTCGTCACGTTCGTACCGGGCGGCTTGTCAATCAGGAAGCGCTTCACCGTGTCCGTCATGCCCTGCAGCGGCGTGAAGGTCATGTACACGATGCCGTCGGTCGCGTTGGTGCGGGTCAGCGATTCGGTGTAGATGTCTAGCGGCGGTTCTTCGTCCAACCACACGAAATCCAGCGTGGCGGCCTGGAATTTCGCCCGGCCTTGCTCGTAGCTCTTGATGCCCAGCAGCGATTCGCCTGCCTGCACATCGCCGCCGCCGCCGTGGCGCACGACGATCGATTCGATGGCGTCCTGCACGCCGGCGCGGCGGTTGAAATCCTTGATGGCGTCCCGCGGAATGGTCCCGGTGCCGATGTTTTCGATCTTTCCGCAGAGCAGCAGCTGAAGCGAATCGCGGGTGACCTCGTTCGTCACGCCTGCAGCCCAGCCGCTGACGGGGCGATCCCACGTTCGGCCCTGCCACCAGTCCGGATAGCGGCCGGTGAGGTGCATGGCAGTCTCGAATGCCGCGCTCCACGTCTTGCCGAGTTGGTTGCCGGCCATCAGCAGGCGCTCGCGGAAGTTGGCACCTGCTGCGTGAAACTCCTGCTGCTTCGGGTAGGGCTGGTAGGTCTTCAGCCGGTTGCCGCGGGCCCGGCGCTGTTGCTCCTCCAGCAGCGCAAGCTCCTCGAGCCGCATGGCCCGGATCTGACCAGCGGACAGGGGCGCAGTCACTGCGATGCCTTGCTGGAAACTTCGTTTGCGGCCAAGTCGTCGATGATCTTCTGCCGGCGCCGCTCGATTTCTTCGTCGCTCAGATTGATGATGGTGCTGGTCTGATCGACCTGCAGTTTCTCCCCGTACTCGCGGGGGTTGGCCTTCGACGCTCTCCAGCGGTAATGGTGGGCCAGCTCGCGGGCCTTGGCGATGCCGTCTTTGCCGCGGGCTTTCTTGATCGCCTCTTCGGCCAGGTCGTCGAACGCCGCCGCGGCTTCAATGCGCGCCTCGTGCACGCGCGCCTGGCGCTCAGCATCCAGCGACACCCAGCGGCTGAGCGACCCCTTGGTGATGCCCAGTGACTTGCAGATAGCGGTTTGGGTCTCACCGCTCACCAGCCGGTCGCAAAGCGACTCCAGGCCGAATGCGTTCAGGATGGCCTCGGCTTCGCCGGGCTTGACGGAGACCTTACCCACGGTGAGGCCCCCAGAAAGTTGTGTTCATGGTCGGGGCTCCCTTGGGCTTATCCGAAGCTGCGGCCCATCCGACTTACGCCGAAGCGCTGGGCCATCGCGGTCAGCACTCGCGCCCTGCGCCCACTGAGTGCGAATGGTGAGATACCCGCGCGGCCGTCGCAACCGCGCTGCACGCAAGGCTGGTGCTGTGTTGAGGGTGGGAACGATGGTTTGCGGCTGGCTGCTACGTGCGACTTAGGCCGGGCACTACTGGAAGGTTCTTTGCCGGCTACCAATTACCGAGGCCAGTTCAGGCCGCAAAACGGTTCAGTGGCCGGCGCTGATCTCGGCATCCATATGGCGTGCATTGGTAGACGGCCGCGCTTTGAAACTCAGTCGCCGCTCTTCGTGTGGAATTCAATCCTTCACGACCATCTGCGCATCAGCCTGCGCATTCACTGAATGGGGTGTTTGTGGATCACCAACAGCATCTCTTGCTCCACAACGGAGCTTGGCGCTAACCGGCGATCCACAAACATGAGGTGCAGGGGCGCGGACCTAGGCGCATAGCTGTCGGTTGACGGTCCGGCCCGTGGCACTGGGTTGGCAAGGTTTACCTGAAACTCTGCCTAAACGAAAAAGCCGCCTCGGCGGGCGGCTTTGAAAAGTGACAGGCAGGCTTCGCCCACCGGGACGGAATGTAGCCGAATATATTGCATGGCGTCAATTGGGCTTCTGCTGCCATTGCCAGCGGCACCACTCGTCGAGGTAGCCGACCCTGCCAAAGCGCGAGTCGAGCCGAAGCGCTCGGGCCCGCACATCGGGCGGTATCTCGAACACGCCGAAGGCGCTTAGGTACATGAAGGCTTGGCAGTTCACGTCATGACCCCTTCAGCCCGCAACTCGTGCAGCAGCATGTTCCTCGCCTCCAGGGTCAGCACATCGAGCTCTTCGCCGCTCGGAAGGCGCGAAGACGACCAGACAGCCGCGCCGCCGTGCAAGTTCATCGCCTGCACCTCCAATGCCAGCCGCCAGGGCCGCGGCTCGTTCGGCACCCGCTTGATCGCGCGGTCGACACCCCGCATGCGCTCCTGATCGGCGCGCTCGTCTTCCGCACCGTTGCGCCAGTCCCAATGGGTCGGGGTGCTGTAGTCGCGGCAGGTGGAATCCGCGGCGTTGAAACCGCGCGTGTGCGTGTAGCTGCGCACCCACTCGTACCAGCAGGCAAGCAGGCGATTCAGCTTGCCGTCCAGCGCTTCGATGCGGGCCTTCTCGCGCGCTACCTGCTGCGTGGGTTCTGCGGCGAAGCGCATCCGGCCGGCACGGATGGCGGCGGCGCGGGCGCGGCGCGCTTCGAGCATGGTTGCGATGGTCAAGGCTTCACCTCCACGATGCGCAGCACGCGGCTGCCGATGGTCACGGGCTGCCCTGCGCGCACGAACAGCGGGCTCGGCTCCCAGTCGATGACGACGGTCACGAGGCGCCAGTTGCCTCGGCCAGGTGGGCGGCAGAGCAGCAACATCAGAATGTGCACCCAGCATGCTGCAGCCGCTTGGCTGCGAGATACGCGGCTCTGGCCTCTGCCTCTGTCGAAAACAGGCCTATGTACTTTGCATCGAGAGACGCCTGCCATTTGCCGCCACGGTGGAGTGAATATCCACGGGCGTTTCGACGGTTCTGGCAGTTGATGGAACCCGTGACAGCGCGAAGATTGGTGATGCGGTTGTTCGTCTTGTCTCCGTCGATGTGATCGATCTGAAGACCATCGGCAATGTCACCGTGGACTGCTTGCCAGATCAGGCGGTGTGCCGAAATCTCCAACTTCCGGCGGTTGACATAGACATATCCGTCCCGTTTCACCCGGCCGACTGGCTTGCCGAGGATGCCTAAGACAACACCGAGTTCGGGATCAACGGAATAACCGTGCGAGGCATGGATTAACATTTTTTACTCCTTCAAAAGCGCGGCGCGATGACCGC